TTACCACAACTAAAACAATAATAATTGTCAGCATACTCACCCCTAGCATCACTAGAACCACAGTGAGGGCAAGGTCCTAGCTTTATAAACTTACTCGTCATATTCATCATCTACATGACGTAAATCTTCTCGCTCATCAATGTCATTGACTTCACTTTGTATAGTACTATAACATTTATTACACAAGTCTACAAACTCACCTGATTCATGATGTTTACGAGTAGACTCAAAGTCAGATAGATTTTTATCACATGCACGACATCGCATTAGAAACAAATCCTTGTACCATCATCATATACAGTGCATGTATATGTGCCATCAGGTGTATATACTGTTTGAGCTACTTTACTAAAGTCTTCTACAAATGCAGGTGATGCAGTAGTAGCACAACCTAATAAAAATAAACTACAAATTAAAATTAATTTCATTTTATATCTCCTAGTTGACAGCATGATTCTATTATTTGCTGTTGTCTTTCTTCATCTTCTTTCTTACGTAACCACATCTCATCACCAATAGCATCTACATCTGGTTCATGTTGCTCTCTTGGTTCAGGTGGATTCATATCTCTTTCTTTATCATACATATTAGTTACCCTCCATGTCATGTACATATTCATCAACAACTACTTCGACATCCTTCGGAACATCTCGTAGTTCTACTTTATTACCCGACTCATCTTCTATTACTATATACCATGTTACCATAATTATTTACTCCTATATAAATATTATACCATACTATTAATTAAAAGTCAAACGACTTGTTGTAATTATATGACTCAGCATCTTCCCATGATTCTACTACAGATGTAGGTACTTTAGTAAAGATAGTAGGGTTCATGTATTCACCAGTAATTAGTGTACAAGTTTTACTTTTATTATTTACATTCTCTACTTCAACCCATTCACCTTTCTTAATGGTTACTGTGTCATCACCTATACCATAGTCATAGTCTTCATTACATATTATCCAATCACCAGAGGCGAAGGAGCAGGAGTCCTTGGCTGCCACGGGCAGCGAAGTGCGATGCGTACTTTGCTTAGTCCAATCATATCCTGTGTATGTAACTGGTTCAGGTTTCTTCCAACTACTATTACTATACCATACACCATCATGCCATGAACCTTTCTTTTCATTCATGATACGATAGTTACCATGTCTATCAAGAAAGACTAGCTTACTGTAGCCGATTACATTTTCAATAAGCTCAACCATTGGGTCATCAAACAATCCCATGTTACCATGTTTAGCTACAATCTTTTGTAATATAGACTTGTTGAAATCTATAGTATCTGATTGCTTATCATCACCGTAACCAGAGATAATACCATTGTGAATAAAACCAAGCCCACTATTAACAAGGAACGGGTGGCAATTGTTTTTATCAATTGGACCGTGCGTTTTAATACGAAAGTGTAGTAGTACTTGTTTGTTCTCATGTGGTTTATACTCCTTGTAAAATTGTTTGAATGTAAAGTAACCTTTCTTTACAGTCAGTTCTTTGTTCTCTGCAAACATAAAGCCTGCACCATCTGGATTAGCATCGTAACATCTTTGTAATGTAGTCTTACTAATCTTTTTGTTTTCTGATTTCATTATTGCTATGCACATATTGTTGACTCCTTAATATAGTTATGTAATTCTTTAAAGTCTTTCTTAGTGTTGTCTAACCATGTTACAAAAGATTTAAAGTATGTTTGTTGCTCCAATGATACACTATGTATTGCTGGTTTGCAATACTCAATCATTGCTTTCACAAATTGCATGCGTATGTTGAACTCCAACTTGTTAGCTGGTGTTGCAAAGATACGCAATTCAATTGTCTTTTTGTTGTTAAGGTTAACAAAGTTATACCTTCCAACATATCTATCTTTAACTGCTTGTCGATAGGGTGTATACTTATCATAATCATCATCACGATTTTGATAAGATGTAGTACCACGACCTGCTATTAGTTTAACAAAGTCTTTATTGTCAGCACGATTCATAAACTCAACAAGTTTACCAGCACCTAGATATGTAAATGCTCTACGACTAATGTGTACATGCATACCACATGATTTATGTGGATGTATATACTCTGGTAAGTCAGTCAAGAATGAATCGTATCGTGCTAGATGTGTTGTATATCCTGCTGGTCTAGACACTAACTCAAAGCCATTAGTTATACTACCATCATCTTTCATGAGAGCATGACCAAACATTGTATTACCTACATACAATCGACCAGCTTTACGCTTGTCTACTTGGAACTCCATCTCAATACCAAGATAAGGTTCTGACTTAGGTTTCTGTCTATCAAAGCCTAGTGTTTCTTCTACTCTGTGAGTATAGTTATGTATACGATAATCACGACCACAACAATCAACACATACACCATCAACTGTTTCTGTATCAACACACTTAACATTACATTCAGTGCATCTAACAACTTTGACTTCACGACTATCATAACAAATACCTTCAATCATTATCTCATTTTCTGTTAAGAATGTATGACTGTTTGCGTCATATTCATATCCTGCAGCATGTATATCATCAGCTGTCATTGTTCCTTGACAGTATGTTTGAACACCTGATAACCTAAATCTAACCATGTTACTTCTTATATTTATTTCTTTAGTAAATGGACATTGTTCTAAGTTGACATCATTATCAAGAAACAAACGCATACTGTCTAGTAAACTAGGATTGAACATATCATCTTGAATAATAGATTGTTGCATTTCATTTTGTAATTCTGTAAGCATAACATTTGTTACTTTACTGCCTTGAGCAAAACCATTAAGTCTACGCTTAAGATGATTCTTAAAGCCTGACTTTAATCTACCATCATTGTAACGCATTTGTAATGGATTAAGTTTGTAATACAATGCGTCAAATATAGCACGACTATCAGAATGTCTGCGAGTTAGTAAAGCTTTACAGTATATATCTACTTCTGTATAACGAAAGTTCCAAATCTGGTCATCGTTCCATGATACTAAACACCTATCATACTCACCTTGTTCATCTAGATTTTCTGAGAATTGTTTAGACATAAGCTTGAAACAATCAATATATGAATATTTATATCCGTTTGGATGTTCATCACTAGCACCTACATAATGCTTACGTTTGTAAGTAGAACGCATAATATACAAATCATCTGTAATATTAAGAGTATCATTTAGTTTGACTAATGAATTAGGGTCATTAACACTATATGTATTCTTAAATGTTGTATGAGTAATTGGTTTCATTGACAAGTCCTCTTGATAAATTGAAAGACATCTTTAGGTGGTCGTTTGAATGCTTTGACTACTCTAAAGTCTGAACCTATTTTCTTAACACGAACACAATTATCCCAGCCATCTTTCCAGAAGACATCGAATAGATTGTTTGTTACATTTTTGATTATCATAACATACTCCATGTAGTTAAAAAAGAGAGACGAGGCTCTCACCCTGAGTGAGCCGAGGAACGATTGTATTGTTGAAGTTTACGTATTTCGTTTAACAATACAGGTCGACTCATGTTGCTTGGTTGAGGCAATTTGCCAAACATACTATAGAACTCCATACAATATATAGTGTTGAGTTCGTCAGTATTGACTGCGCCTATACCATAACCTAGATTATACCATTTATTTGTTTTGCTCATATGTATACCTCCATCCATCACAGTTAGTAAATATAGTAGGAGTATGTGGTTCTTTGTATTTGATTTCTTTATGCTCCCAATAAGGTTCATTGAATTTTTTATCTGATTCATCTTGCTCATTAGCAATCCAATCAACATAATTTACTTTACTGTTTTTAAGATATTTACTAAATCGCCAACCATCATTAAATAAATCATCAGTGAATTCATCAACGATTTTTGTGGCATTTTGCTTTACTAATTGTATAAACATAATTATTCCTTGCATAGTTAAAAAAATTTACGCATATTGCTATGACCGACTACTAACTTACATATTGTTAGTGAGCAGTTGATAGCCAAAAAAAGGGAGCCGAAGCTCCCAATTTTTATGATACCTTACCAGCATCTGCAGATGTTGAATGTGCTGGGAGTTCCATCTCTGGTCGTCCCTGATTTTCGTCCGCTTTTTGCTGTGCTTCCCAATTTGCTTTGCGAGTCATTCGCACTTTGCGTATGTCAAGCATAGGTGTATGAATCTCTGAGGCTTGCTCAGGGTCATAATCATCAATAGCTCGTATAGCACCTTTGAGTGCTCGTTCAGCAATGTAAAGCAGTGAACCTGCTGGTTTGTCAAGAAAGCTTCTAATTTCTTTCTCGAATGGTGATAGTTCATTTTTTGTAGCCATTATAGTTCTCCATAGTTATTGTCCGAAAGTGGACATTAATCAAGGACCGTGACCATGGTTATCATGTGCGATTAGTTGTACTTATCAGTGGTTTTATGATAAGTAGAAGTAATGAACATGATGTTCTGGGTATGGTTCGCTAGATTAATGCCATTTTTGGGCAATGGCTGTGGAGGACATTATGGTTAGAAAATGAGCTGTCATCGTTCGAGATTAGAAAGCTAGAGCTTGGGAGACGAGCCGAAGGTCGCTAGCTTTACGCTGAATAGCCTCGAAGTGATATACAGCATTGATGATATGACAATGAGGGAGTCCAGATATTCTACAGTTTGGTTGAGATGCCAACGAGCTGAATGACCAAAGGGAATTGGGGAGTGCATCACCTAAACTGAATATCAGGTCGACCAGAATGGAGCCGTAGCACACAACATATGTAGTGCTAGAGTAAGGTATAAAAATGGGAGTAAGGTTATATTTATGGGATATAATAAGGCTCATATTCTGGATACTATTCAGCTAATAATATTGATTATATATCAATCGCTTTTATTGATATGAATCAATCATTTAGCAGAGAGAATAGTATACTCATTGTAATACAACAACAGTAGACTGCCATCATTCCCTACAGTTTTATCGTAGTAGAATGATAATTATTATTCTTTCGTTAGAAAGATGTAATAATTGACCCCCGACCAGGGGGTCTAGGCAGTAGTTGATATAAATGAACTGCAGTAAATAAATATCTCGGAGAAATTATCATTTAGGGAAAGGGGTAATTATAATTATTTTCATTATATTACACTTATCTTGTAATTAGGTATTGACTTTTGTAATAAAATATGATATAATATTAGTATAAGTAACATGTATTACTTGATGTAGTTTTAGTTTTAGTTAATTTAGCACTGTATCAAGGGTATCATGTTATTATGTAACAACATCAATGATAACCTAACCCTCTGGTTTCTTATCAGAACTTGTTTTCTTAATATACTATCTAGGAGAACACTATGTGGACAAAACCAGAAGCAGTAGAAATGCGTTTCGGATTTGAAGTAACAATGTATATAATGAATAAGTAATTTATGAATAAACCATATAAAGACAAGATGGGAAGGTATAGAACTCAATCCCTGTTCTGGGAAATGAGAGATGAGTCTATGGAACCAATCTGGTGCATGAAGGACTATGACTTGGTTAAAGGTGATATTACCTATCCTTCTCTTAAAAAGATTTATATGGCATACGACCACGTACCAGGGGCTGAGTATGATTTCGCAATGGAACATCTTGGTTCTTGGGACCACTGGATAAAGTTGTGTAATGACACAACACCAGCAATTAAAGATATGATACAGGCTTGGAGAGATGAAATAGATATTCGTCTTAAGGCTAAAGGTATCAAGTCTATTATAATGCACAGTCTGGATAATGACCCAAAGGGGTTACAGGCTGCTAAGTACCTTGTAGAGAAAGGTTACTCTAAACGAGCAGGAAGACCTAGCAAGGAAGAAGTAGAAAGAGAATTGAAGACAGATGCTAAGGCTGCCAAAGATAGACAAGCAGACTTAGAACGAATAGGTTTAAAGGTTGTAAATGGCAAAGATAGTTAGTATATTAACTTTTCTTGCCATTATGCCAATAACACCAATGGTAATTTTTTTAATAACGTTATACACAGGAGTTTAGTATGGTAATGCTTTACGTGCAAAAAGATGGAACAATGGGACCACAGAATCCTGTAAACTTAACAAATCAGAATAGTACTGTAGCTCAGGCTAACCGTGGTGGTCCATTACAGAATCAAGCTCGTATAGACTTACAGTCTTCTGGACAACAAGCATCAACACCTAAAGAAGAAAAACCAGGTACAGGAGCTAACAGAGGAGCTGTTGGTGCACTAGGTACTTCTAGTGGTATAGGAACTGCTGGAACATCTCAAGCAGGATTAGTAGGTTCAGTTAACACGGAAATACAAAATGATGATGTAGTACTTCCATATCAAAAACTATAATGGCTTTTCAAAAAAATGGAGTACGAGATTATAAGAAAGAACTTGCTTGGGAACATAAAAAGAAACCAGGTAGAGTAAAAGACAGAGCTTCACGTAATGCAGCTAGAAAGCTGGCAGGTCTTAAGAAAGGTGACCCTCGTCAAGTAGACCATAAAGACAATAACCCTAGAAACAATACTAAAAAAAATCTGCGCAAAGTTGCAGCTAAGACTAATCTAAAGAAAGAATCAAAGAGGAAAAAACGTGGCTAAAATAGACCTACCTACCATATCATCTGGTTATGCTAGTAATACAACATTTAATACTACATTTACCACAATAGAAAACGAGTTTCAACAAAAAGTATTATATCGAAATAATCCTACTGGTGAACCTAACTCCATGCAGAATGACCTCGATATGAATAGTAATGACATCAACAATGTTAAAGATATAACAATGACTGGTGACTTTACTGTAGATGGGGTAGATTATTTAACATCAATGCAAACCCTATTTGACAATTACTCAGCGTTAGTTAATAGGGTAACAATTAGTACAGACTCTCCTTCTGGTGGTTCAGATGGTGATATCTGGTTTAAAGTAACTTAAGGAGAAATAATAAATGGCAGCTTTATCGGATTATGCAGAGAAGCTATTACTAGACTATTCGATGACAACAGGTTCTGTTACTCGTCCTACAGCTTGGTATGTAGCATTATATACAGTAGCACCTAGTGATTCAGGTGGTGGTACAGAAGTTTCAGGTAGTGGATATACTAGAAAGACTGTAGCGTTTGCTGCAGCAACTTCAGGAGCAGGAACTACATCTAACACAGGTGATGTAGCATGGACAGCTTCAGGTGGAGCTTTTGGTACTGTAGTAGCTATTGGTATTCATGATGCTTCATCAGGTGGAAACTTGTTATGGCATGGTAACATGACAGCATCTAAAACAATTGCTGATGGTGATACATTAGAATTTTCAGCTGGTAATATCGACTTAACCTTAGCTTAAGGATACACCATGGCTGACGGTTTTCGAATCCTTGAAAATGGCGACAGCAGGATTACGGAAGCCAGTGTATTTCGTATAACAGAACGATTTACATTAGGTGAAGCTAATCTTGCAGGAACTGGTACGTTAAGTGTAAGTCCAACTGTATCTTTTATAGTTAGTTCTGCATTAACAGGTACTGGTACACTAGCAGCTATTGGGATTAGAATACATAATGCTGAGTCTGGTTTAACAGGTACAGGCACTATAAGTGCAGATGGTGATTTAAAAGCATTAGGATTATCAGACCTAACAGGCAGTGGTAGTATGACTGCTTTAGGTAGGAAAATGTTTTTTGGTGAAGGTGATTTAACTGGTACAGCTACAATAAGTGTAGTACCATCACATACACAAGTAGCTCTTGCAGATTTACTAGCAGTAGGTAGTAAATTATCTGTAGGTGTAAGAACACAGTTTGGACATGCTAACTTTACAAGTACAGGTACTGCATCATTTTTGCAAACCTTTACTGCAAAACCATTAGCAGATTTAACTAGTACTAGCACTATATCAGCAGAAGGTATAGTTAAAAAAATAACTTTTGCAGACTTTACAGGTACAGGAACATTAAGTGCTTTTGCATTAAAGATTAAATTTGGATTAGCAAACTTAACTGGAACAAGTACTTTAGTTGCTGATGCATTAGAAACAGATATGTATGTTAAGGTAAGTGGTGCATGGAAAGAATCACAACCATTTGTTAAACATGAAAGTGTTTGGAAAGAACCTCAAATATATAAAAAAGTAAGTGGTGCTTGGAAAAAAGTTTATAGGAAGGGCACTTAACCATGACTATACAATATGGTGAATTTAAAAGTTATAATGATACTGATTTAATCAGAGATTTAGAAACAGGTACAGATATAAGAATTACAGAAGCTGGTGATACTAGAATTACAGGTACTGTATTAGTAAATGCTGGTATAAGTTATATGACAGCAGAAGGAACTAAATCAGGTTTCTTAACTAATGTGTATATTAAATATTTAGGAGCTTGGAAAGATAGTGTACCATATGTTAAACACGAAGGAAGTTGGAAAATTCCAACAAGAATTTATAAAAAAGTAGGAACAACTTGGACAAGGGTTAAATAATGGCAAATGTAAAAATATCAGGATTAACGGGAGCTTCATCAGTAGCAGACGCTAATGAGTTTGAGATTAATGAATCGGGAACTTCTAAAAAAGTTACTGGTACACAATTAAAAACATTTGTATACTCCCCTAACGAAATAACACTAACAGGTACTGGTTCTTTAGAACTACCAACAGGTACAACAGCACAAAGACCAGGCTCAGCAGCAGCAGGTATGTTTAGATATAACTCTACTACTGGTGAATTTGAAGGATACACTACTGGTTGGGGTTCAATTGGTGGTGGTGCTTCTGCAGGAGGTGTAATTTATGAAAATTCACTTACTATTTCAACAAATTATACTTTATCAACAAACAAAAATGGAATGTCAGTAGGACCAATTACAATTGGTACAGGAGTTACTGTTACTATTCCTTCTGGACAACGATGGGTGGTATTATAATATGAGTACAATAATTAATGCAGATACAAGTGCAGGATTAAAGCTAACTTCTGATACAAGTGGTGAGATAAAGCTACAAAGTGCAGGAGCAGATATTGCTACAGTTAGTAGCACAGGTTTAGCAATGGCTAGTGGTAAGACTTTAACAGGTAATGCGATTTCTTATGGTAAAATACTGCAAGTAGTTAGTGTAACTAAAGATACATCATTTACAACAACTAGTGGTTCTTTTGTAGATATAACTGGACTTTCTGTTGCAATAACACCTAGTGCTACTAGTAGTAAAATTTTAGTTCTTATGAATATTGCATCAGGTAATACAACTTCTACAGGTGCTACTTTTACTCAATTAGTAAGAGGTTCTACAGCAATTAGTATAGGAGCAAGTTCAGAAACTGGAGAGCCAACTACTGGATATACTTCACAAGCTGCTTATGATATGGGACAAGTAGCAGTTCAATATTTAGATAGTCCATCTACTACATCAGCAACAACTTATAAATTACAAGTAAGAAGTAATGGTTCACAAACTGCTGTTATTAATAGAACAGGAGAGTATCAATCACAACAAGGTAATGTAGCATCAGGAATAACACTCATGGAGGTGGCAGGATAATGAATCATAAAGCAATTTACGCACTATATCCTAATGTAGTATCAATAGATGAGATAGCAGGAGCTATGGACAAAGATGGAAACCATGTAGCAGTTAATATGAGTAATGTTAATGCTTGGGTAGACCCCGAAACTTATAAATATCAAAGAATGGCTGAATATCCATCATGGAACGAACAACTAGATAATATATATCACAATGGTATTGATGCTTGGAAAGCAGATATTAAAGTAATTAAAGACAAGTATCCAAAGGGAGATAAATAATGGCTGATATAATATTAACAGGAAACACCTCTGGAACTATTACAGTTGCAGCACCAGCAGTAGCAGGAACTAATACACTTACATTACCTGCAAGTACAGGAACACTAGCAACAACAGCTACACAAGGTAAAATACTGCAAGTACAACAAGGAGCACTTACAACATCTGTTTCAACAACATCTACTTCTTATACAGATTTAATAACAGTAAGTCTTACTCCATCATCAACATCTAGTAAAATTTATGTTAGTTTTACAACTAATGCTGGAACAGGTGGAGATGTAAATCATTTATATACTGCTTTGTTTAGAGATAGTACAGAAATTGGCAGTGCAACATCTACTGATAGTAGAACAGGAGCTCAAACTGTTACAAATACAGCAACTCAACAACAATTCACTTACGCAGGTGCAAAATTAGATTCTCCAAGTACTACAAGTACTGTTACTTATGCTGTAAAAGTTAAAGTATCTACTGGTACAGGATATTGGAATAGGTCAGCAAGAGATTCTAATAATTCATCTTATGATGGTAGGTCTGTATCACAAATAACAGCAATGGAGGTAGGAGCGTAATGAATACTAAAGCAATATACGCATTATATCCTAGGGTAGTAACAATTAGAGAACAAGAAGATGATTCTGTATTATGCTATGATGCAAAAGAAAGACTTGTAGAAATCAATGCAGCAATTGTTGCTCTTTGGGTAGACCCTGAAGAATATAAGTATCAAAGAGAACAAGCATATAAACCATTAGCTGAGCAACTAGATATGCAGTTTCATGATTTACAAGATGGTACTGAAACATGGCTTGACCATATAAAAGAAGTCAAAGCTACATACCCAAAAGGAGATAAGTAATGTCTGTAATAATTAACGGAACTAATGGGGTTACATATAATGATGGAAGTGTTCAAGCATCTAGTTCAAAAGTTTTACAAGTAGTAACTGTTCAACCAGATACAGGATTAATTAGCTTAACATCAACAGCTTTTGCAGAAATAGATTCTGATTTAAGAGTTACAATAACACCTAAAGCATCAGATAGCACACTAATAGTTACTTGTAATTATCTTTTTGGTGGTAATAATGGAAGTCAAATGTGTCAAATGAAACTATATGATATTACAAATGGTACAAATGTTAATACTTCTGCTTTAGGTAGTAGAATACAATGTAATACTTCAGTAAGAGATATGAGCTATGATTTGAATGATGCTATTCAAATGCAACTACAAGCACAAACAACTTCAGGTTCAACTGTTGCAAGAACTTATGGTATGTATGCAAAATTAGAATCAGCAGCAACAAGATACTTTTTTGCTAACCCTAGCGATTCAGGTGCATTAGGTTATGCAAAACCATCAATAACAGTTATGGAGGTATCAGCATAATGAAAGCTATACATACACTATATCCTAAAGCAGTAAAAACTAAAGTTAAAAGTGATACTGAAATGTATGCTTGGGATAAACATGGAAATGAAATTAAATTAGATTTAGATGCTATTAATAACTGGGTAGACCCAGAAGCATATAAAGATAAAAGACGAGCAGAATATCCTACACTACAGGATTGTGTTCATGCAATATTAGATGGAAATTTAGAATCTTTACAAGAAGCTAGAAACAAAATTAAGGCTAAGTATCCTAAATGAAACCTAGTCCAGAAGAAACTAAACAGGCTATCAAAGAAGGACTAACTGAGTGGTTAGAAGATAAATTTTCTGAGTTTGGTAAGTTAAGTTTAAAAGCTATACTAGCATTACTAATTGCTGGGTTAGTTTATTTTTGGGCTGCTAGTCAAGGTTGGAAGATTTGATTAGTGTACTTACACATTTAATACCAATAGTTTTAGGATTTATTGCTAAACTAACAGCTATTAAATCACAACAAGCACATGAACAACACCAGATGATGCTTGAAGCATTAGCAGCTAAGTCTGTAGAAATTGATAAAGCGAGAGAGCAGTCTAATAAAGAATCACCAACGGCTGCTTGGAATCGAAGAATACTAATGTTTTTTATACTAGCATTAGTTGCAGTATATCCAATAGCAGGTTTATTTGATATACAAACTGTAATACCAGTAGACATTCCTAAATCAAGTTTTTTGTTTTTTGAATGGGGTGGTGGTACAGAATTTAAAATAGTAGACGGACTATATAAGTTTGATGAAATATTCAAATGGGCAACAATGATAGTTGAGTTCTACTTTGGTGGACAATTAGCAAAGGGGAAATAAGTATGATGGATAAAAAGAAAAAGAAAAAAGTAATGAAAAAGAAAGTACCAAAAAAGGGTTATTAAAATGGCTGAAGATAAAAAATATAAGCCTCATATGATGTATGATAAAAAGACTGGTAAAGGACAAATGGCATTTACTATGAAAAAACATTTGGCTTTAAAAGCTAAAGGTCATACACATACTAAACCAAAAGCTAAGAAGAAAAAATAGTGGCTAAGACACCAGCATGGACTAGGAAAGAAGGTAAGAATCCTAAAGGTGGATTAAATGCTAAGGGTAGAGCTAGTGCAAAAGCACAGGGCTCTAACCTAAAAGCCCCAGTTAAATCTGGTACTAACCCAAGGAGAGTATCTTTTGCTTGTAGATTTGCAGGTATGAAAGGTCCAATGAAAGATAGTAAAGGTAAGCCAACTAGAAAAGCATTAGCTTTAAAAGTATGGGGATTTGGTTCTGTAGAAGCTGCAAGAAACTTCTGTCAGACTCATAAGAAATCATAATGTCTATACCTAAAAAGAAAAGTACTGTAAACAAAGCAGGTAACTATACTAAACCTACAATGAGAAAAGCTTTATTCAATAGAATTAAAGCTGGAGGTAAAGGTGGTAAACCTGGACAATGGTCAGCTCGTAAAGCACAAATGTTAGCTAAGCAATATAAAGCCAAAGGTGGTGGTTACCGTGGCTAAAACTAAATCGCAAAAGAGCTTAACTAATTGGACAAAACAAAAATGGAGAACTTCTGATGGTACGAAGAGTAATGGTAAAAAAAGATACCTTCCTGATGCGGCTTGGAAATCTTTATCAGCGTCTGAAAAGAAAGCTACTAACGCTGCCAAAGCGAAGGGTAATAGCAAAGGTAAACAGCATGTGGCACAACCTAAAAAGGTAGCAAAGAAAACAGCAAAATATAGAAAAGGATAACATGACTCAGATTGACCAAATCAGAGAGGCTGCAGAAGCAGACCTACTTACATTTATTAAATTAGTAGCACCACATTTATTACTTGGAGCATTACATGAAGAGTTAATAAGTTGGTGGGATAGAACAGATAGAAAAGATAATCAGTTGGTATTACTTCCTCGTGGACATATGAAGAGTAAACTAGCTGCATATAGAACAGCATGGTATGTAACTAACCATCCTGAGACTACTGTATTGTATGTATCAGCTACAGCAGACTTAGCAGAGAAACAGTTATATGCTATCAAACAGATAATTGATTCCCCTATATATCGTAGGTACTGGAGTAACATGATACATCCAGAGGAAGGAAAACGAGAGAAGTGGGCAGTAGCTGAAATAGCTGTTGACCACCCACAAAGAAAGTTGGAGGGAATACGAGATGCAACAGTTAAAGCAGTTGGGCTTACAAGTAATACAACTGGTTTTCATGCCGATATTGTTGTTCTTGACGATATTGTTGTACCTGGTAATGCTTATTCTGAAGATGGTAGAGAGAAAGTAGCAAATGCTTATTCACAACTAGCATCTATTGAGAATCCAGGTGCAGAAGAATGGGTAGTAGGAACTAGGTATCATCCTAAAGATATATATGATACTATGATTAATATGAAAGAAACTCACTATGATAATGAAGGTGATGTAGAATCTGAATTAGAAGTGTATGAGTTATTTCAAAGAGTAGTAGAAACAGATGGTGAATTCTTATGGGCTAAGAGAGCACGTAAAGATGGTAAGTCATTTGGATTTGATGCTAAAGAATTAGCAAGAATTAAAGCAAAGTATATTGACACTACACAGTTTTACGCTCAATATTACAATGACCCTAATACTACAGAAAGTGCTAGGATAAACTCAGAGAACTTTCAGTACTTTGATAAAGCTGCTTTAAATGTTAAAGATGGTGATTGGTATATACGAGATAGAAAACTAAATATATTTGCTGCAATTGACTTTGCATTTAGTTTACGAAGACAAGCAGATTATACTGCATTAGTAGTTGTTGGTGTAGACCATCAAGCTAATTATTATGTATTAGATATAGATAGATTTAAAACAGAAAAGATTGTAGACTACTATCAACATATATTAAAGTCTTGGGAAAAGTGGGGATTTAGAAAGATAAGAGCTGAGGTTACAGTAGCACAACAAACCATCGTTAAAGAGCTCAAGGACAGTTATCTTAAACCAAATGGTATCCCACTATCAGTTGATGAATTTAGACCTACTAGAAGCTTAGGAGACAAAGCACAGAGGGTAGGAGCAGTACTAGAACCAAAGTATGATAATTTACAAGTTTGGCATTATAAAGGTGGTAACTGTCAAACATTAGAAGAAGAGTTAGTAATGGTACATCCACCTCATGATGATATTAAAGATGCACTATCTAATGCTATGGCAATATCATTAGCACCTAAACTTAGAATGACACAAGGTTTAGGATTTAATAAACCTTTACCAACTCATAGTAGATTTGGTGGTATAACACATTAAGGAATAAATTATGGCAGGTGAAGTAGCTGAAATAGAACAGGCGATTGGACAAGAAAATCTAGCAAGAGTAATGGCTGGACTTTATAACCAATGGTGGATTCAAAGAAGAGAAAAAGAAACAGAGTGGAGAGAGTTAAGAAACTATCTTTTTGCTACTGATACTACAACTACAACTAATAGTACACTCCCCTGGAAGAATAAAACTACCTTACCTAAACTTACACAGATTAGAGATAACTTACATGCAAACTATATGGATGCATTGTTTCCTAATGACAATTGGATGAAGTGGGAAGGAGCTTCTAGAGAAGATTCTACTATTAAAAAAAGACAAGCTATTGAAGCTTATCTAAAAACTAAACTAAAAGAATCTAAGTTTAGAGAAGAAGTAAGTTTACTAGTCTATGATTATATTGATTATGGTAATGCTTTTGGTGAAGTAAGATATGTTAATGAAGAACATGTAGACCCTGTAACAGAAGAAACTATTACAACATATAATGGTCCTAAATTAAAACGTATATCACCATTTGATATTGTATTTAATCCTGTAGCAAGTTCTTTTGCTAAGTCACCTAAGTTTACTAGATATGTTAAATCCGTAGGTGAACTAAAAGCAGATGTAGAAGAAAGACCAGATTTACAATATAAAAAGTCAGCATTTAATAAAGCATTAGATATTAGGAATTCTATATCTATGTTTAGACAAGAAGATGTTAATAAAGCTGACGCATACATAGCTGATGGTTTTGGTACACTACAAGAATATTATCAGTCAGGCATGGTAGAAGTACTAGAGTTTGAAGGAGACTTCTATGATAAAGATGAAGAAAAACTATATAAGAATAGAATCATTACTATTATTGATAGGAACTATATAATACGTAATATAGAAAATCCTAGTTATATAGGACAAGATAGTAAGTCTCATGTAGCTTGGAGAAAAAGACCAGATAACTTATATGGTATGGGACCTCTAGATAATTTAGTAGGTATGCAATATAGACTAGACCATCTAGAAAATGCAAAAGCAGATGCTATGGATTTAACTATACATCCACCTATGGTAATTAAAGGTGAAGTAGACCCATTTGAATGGGGACCTGAAACAACTATACATTTACAAGAAGATGGTGCTATTACTATGTTACCACCTAACCCTGCAGCGTTCCAAGTTAATAATGAGTTAGCTGCTTTAATGAATAGTATGGAACAAATGGCAGGTGCTCCTAGAGAAGCTATGGGTATTAGAACACCAGGAGAGAAGACTGCTTTTGAAGTACAGTCTTTACAAAATGCTGCTGGTAGAATATTCCAAAATAAAGTTAATCAATTTGAAGTAGAGTTCTTAGAACCTATTTTAAATGTAATGTTAGAAACAGCTAAACGTAATTTAGATTTACCTGAACTAGCTAAGGTATATGATGATGACTTTGGAGTACAAGACTTCTTATCTATTACTAAAGCAGATTTAACTGCTAGAGGTAAGATTAGACCTATAGGTGCTAGACACTATGCTGCTAGAGCACAACTATTACAAAACATGTTAGGTGTCTTTAATAGTCCAATAGGACAAATGATTAGTCCTCATGTATCACCTAAGCTTGTAGCTAAGATGGTAGAAGAGTATATGGGCTTTGACCAATATGGATTTATGAAAGATAATGCTGCATTATTTGAGGCTGCTGAACAAGAAAAACTTAAGATGCAGATTCAACAAGATTTACAGGCACAACAAGCTCAACCAGGAATGGAAGAGCAAATGGTTAATCAAGATATTCAACAGATGGAACAAATGCAACGACCTCTTGAAGATGAAGAACCACCTGTAATGTAACCGTAAAAGCTTGACTTTTACTTAAATATATGGTATAATTATAGTATGGATTTAAAAAGTGAAAAGGCTAAAGCCTTAACTAAGAAACAAGTTTTTGATGAGTTAAGAAGTTATCTTAATGAGCAAGTAGATATTTCAAATAGAAAGTGTATGGATGAAGAGAATTTTAAACTTCCTGCTTTTAATGAGTATCAAGCTTATCAAAGAGGTATACAAAAGGCTTTAACAAAACTATATAATTTATTACCTTGACCAAAGGAGATGTAACATGAATGATGAAGTAAAAACAGAAACAACTGAAACACTTGAAACACCTGTACAAGAACCTACCCAGGAGACTGTACAAACAGATACTCAACCAAAAGCATTTGAGATTCCGACCGAAGCTCAAGACGTAATTGGAGAGGGTAAAAAGTACCAGAGCCCAGAGGATGCTTTAAAGTCAGTACCTCATGCACAGAAACATATTGAGACTCTTGAGTCTGAACTTGCAACTGTACGTGAAGAACTAACTAAGCGTCAAACTACTCAGGAACTGATAGATGAATTAAAGTCTGGAGTTCAACCGACAGCCACGACCGTGCCAGTAGGGGAACTTAATCAAGATAATGTAATGGATTTAGTTAATCAAACTATTGCTACAAGAGAAGCAAATGCTAAAGCAGACTCTAATGCTAAGTCAGTAGCTGCAAAGTTTACTGCACAGTATGGTGACAAAGCTGAAGTTACTTACAACTCTATAGCAAAAGAACTTAACTTATCTGTTAAACAACTTAATGAGCTTGCAGCAACAAGCCCAACAGTAGTATTAAAAGCAGCAGGTTTATCTGCAGCTAAAGCACCAGTAGCTAGTTCTAGTGGTGATATTAATACTGAAGCTCTAAGTCAATCAGCTAAACCAACTGATTTATCTGCAAAGGTAACAGGTGGTTCAACTAAAGAACTTTTAGCTGCTTGGGGTAATGCTAAAGCTAAAATTAATCAACAGTCTTAAGGAGACTTAATAATGGCACATAATACTGCAAATACAACTGCGTTCATTGAATCGCAACAGTATTCTCAGTTTATTCTTGATAACTTACACGACTACCTTCTTCCAGAAGGAATGTATCGTGATGTAACAGACTTCGGTTCAGGTACAACACTAAACATTAAAACAGTTGGTACTGTAACACTTCAAGATGCAGC